CTCAGGGTTATATGTTAGACCCTAGTGCAACAGAGCAAGAGAAGTTTACATACTTAAAAAACATTCGTTTATCAGCACATAACATCATAGTTATGCGTTCTATACTAGGGTTAATATCCCCAGTTGCTCCATCAATGCAGGAATCTATTGGAGTGCCAGACTATCTTAAAGAGGTAGGTATAACTGGATTACGCCCAGAGTTCTTTGATATATTAAATGCAGTAACTGAAAAGTATAAAGGTGATATCCAAGACCCATACGAACTAGCAGTTGCTACATTCGTAGGTAAAAACCCAGGCAAATTAATTTATACAGTTTCTCGTGATGATAAGAAAACTAATGTAATCATTAACAAGACTAAAGAATTAAAGAACTGGGCTATAGAGAATCAAGATAATGTTAAAGCCTACGGCGAAGCAGCATTTATCTTTGCACCTAACACAGGTGATTTTGATATCAGCACTTATGCTTGGCTAGAAGGCGCTGGATTACTAGGCAATAAGAGTTTAGAAAACTACTATAGAGATGTTCTAGTATCTAGAGATAAGCAAGCCTATTACGATATAGCCAAAGAAGAGAAGGCTTTCCTTGCTTCTTCTGGAGATACATTAGCCCGTAAGGCAATGATTAAAAATTCTACATTAAAGCGCAATGCTCTTAAGGCTAGCAATCCATTACTTGAAGCAGCACTAACTGCAGGTGGCAATGAGGTTGGTAGCGAATTAGCAATGCTATCTAGCGTGGAACAAATCGTTATTGATGGAAAGATTTCTTTAGACCCTGGAACCAAGCAAAGATTGGCTATGGTTTCATCTAGGGTTAGGCAGTTTGTGTCCATTGCTAATGACCCATCAAAGAGAGAACTATCTAACTTCTCTGAAATTAAACGTAATATGAAAGAAGATATCAAAGCGTTAATTGATGACCTACAAGTTGGAGACCCAATTTTAAAAGAAGCAAATAGGGCTGTGTTCAGGGCAATCCTTGATTACTACTCCCGTGATACTTACACAGCGAAGGAGCGATTCTAATGGCACAAGGTGTTAGCGCTGGTTTTGAAAAACCACCTAAGTTAACTAAAGAACAAGAACTACAAAAACAAGTAGATAAACTTAAAAAAGAACTTTATGCCTTTAATGGTCCTGATGCGAGAGTAAAAAAATATGCTCAAGGAACAACAGAATACAATCAAGCAGCAGCAGAAGCAAGGTCAAAAAGAAATAATATTGCTGTACTTGAAAAACAAATAGCCGAAAGCAAACGCACTGCAGTTCAAACTGCTCTTGAAAAAGCAAGAGACTCTGGCAATACTGACGAGGTTAATAGACTTAGCGAGCAACTTGCTGTTATAAACGAAACCATCAATAATCCATCTGACCCAAAAATTTCTGGACCTCAGTTTGTAGAGGGTGATGAATTCGGTAATGTTATTAGAAAAGCAGGCTTAATAGTAGATACTGACGAAACTGGTAAAAGTGTTGTCAGGTCTAGTATGGAAGGCTATGCTAATAATGGTTCTGAGCATTTTGCTTGGGGCCGTAAGGGTGGATTCCAAAGTAAACTTCCTGGGTTTAGCAGCATTGCTAAAGACACTACAGTTGAAGTTAGTGCTAGTTATAATGAAGTAGAAAAGAAGATTCTTCAAGACGCCAATGCTAGGCCAGGCGGAATGCAGGCTTTATTTGATAGATTGTATAAAGCAGGTTTAATTAAAAAACAAACCTATGATACCAAGGCAATTGAAACCAGTGATTTTACTTCTGGTTTAATGTATGCATTACGAGAGTATACCAAGAAAACAACTCGTGATTATGAAATCAGTGGTATTAAAACTCCAATATCTTTTGATGATTATTTGGATAAACAATTTACCCCTGCTGGTCCAGATGTAAAATATAGTTCAGTAACTACAACTCGTGATACAGCAGCATCTGACCTAGATAGATTTTTTATGGGATACTTAGGTGTTGGGGCTACTAAAGAACAACACGATGAGTACTACAAGCAATTAAGAGCCTTAGAAAAGAAAGCAGTTAAAACTACTACCACAACAGAAACTTCTCAAAATGTTGCTGGTGAGTTTATAGATGATTTAGATAAAGCAGAGTTAATGCGTAAAGTGGCTGGCAAAGCCCTTGATGGCTCTGACATTGACACAGTATTAAAGGCTGGTGCTGGAGCAGCACAGGCTGTTAATTCTGTTATATCCAATGCTAGAAACTATGGCGTAAAACTATCTAATCAAGATGCTTTAGGTTACGTAGCCAATGAACTTAAATTGGGTCAAGGTGATTTAAAGAAAGTAAATGCAAAGATACTTGCTGTAGCAAAATCTACATATAACAATTTATCTGATACTCTTTCAGATGAGGTAAGTTTAAAAGATTTATCATCTAATTATGTTTATAATATGGCAGAAGTATTAGAGTTGAATCCTAAAGATATTGATGCGCTAGACCCAACAATCCAGACTGCCCTTAAAAACAATGGGAATAAAGGAACTATGAACTTAACTGACTTTGACAGAATGTTACGTAATGACCCTCGTTGGGCCAGGACAAAGAACGCTAGAGAAGAAGCATCTAGATACGCATATGAAGTCCTTAAAGACTTCGGATTGATGGCATAATGGCAACCCCTAAAAAACCAACATCTACTGCTAATCAAAGAGAAAGTAGAGTTTCTACTCCAGCACCTAAGATACCTGCAGTAATTGCTAAACCTGCTGCGCCAACACAGACTTTAAATGTTTATGGTTCTCCTGCTACTAATGCTAGACCAGCAACTAAAACAGTTACAACAAAAATCAGTGGTAGCACCAAAACCGCTAAATCTCCTTACAATACCACAGGACCATTTAATGAATTTGGTGGAGTAGGTTCAAGTCCATATGGCCCATTTACTACTCCTGTTCCACCTCCATCTACAGAAGATGAAGATAAGGGTGGCGGTGAAGATGCAAGTCTTGCTTATGCAAAAATGCAAGATGAAAAAGCCAGACAAGATGCATTTGCTTTACTAAAAGATGTATTTAATTCTTATGGTTTACCAGAGTTGGCTACTGAAATTGAATCCTATATGAAAGAAGGAATAGGAACAGCACAGGCTACTCTTAGACTTAAGCAATCAAATGCTTATAAAGAAAGATTTTATGGCAATGAATTACGCCGTAATGCTGGGCTAAATGTAGTTAGTGAAGCAGAGTATCTTGACCTAGAAAATAGTTATTCACAGACTCTTAAGGCATACGGACTACAAGATTACTTTGGTGTAGGAGTTACTCCTAATGAAAGAAAGAATCGACAGAAGGCAATAGCAGATGTAATTGGTAAAGATATATCTGCAGTAGAATTTAAAGACAGAGTATCTACCGCAGTAGATAGAGTTAAGATGGCTGACCCAGCAACTAAGAGTGCGTTCCAACAATTCTATGGTATTGGCGAAGCAGACCTTGCTAAGTATTTCTTAGACCCATCTAAAACTTTAGTTACTCTTAAAGAGAAAGCAACCGCTGCTGAAATTGGTGGCGCTGCAATAGGTCAAGGATTACCAGCCACTGCTGCTAGTGCAGAAGACCTTGCTAGATTTGGTATTAGCAGAGAGCAAGCACAGATTGGTTATTCAGCCATTGCTGAAGAACTACCTACTGCTACCAAGTTAGGTCAGATTTATGATGAAGAAGGAATTACTTACGGACAGGCAGAGGCAGAACAAGCAACATTTAAACAATTAGCATCTGCTAAACGCAAGAGAGAACAATTAGTAGCCAGAGAAACGGCTGCTTTCCAAGGTTCATCAGGTGTAGCACCTGCTGGATTAAAGACTACATACCTGCGTCAATCAAGTTCTGCAGGTTATTTCTAAATAGATTCCCTACACGGACCTACCAGCCCCGTGAGGTGTAAAAGTCTGGGAGTAGAAGCCAGCCAGTTTCCCCGAACTGAACTGTGGTCTGCGAACTAATCAACGAATAGAAAGGGTGGTTGCTATGAGCAACAATTACTGGGAAGACGAAGACGAAGACCAAGATAACGATACACCTCTGCAAGGTGATGACTTAGTTAAGAAACTAAGAAAAGCCAAACGTGCAGATGAAAAGCGTATCAAGGAACTTACTGAGCAACTTGAGGGTTTAACCAAGGTGCAGCGTGAGAGAGTCGTCAAGGAAGTCCTAGAAAAGAAGGGTGTAAACCTTAAGGCAGCAAGACTAGTACTAAAAGATTTAGATGATGTTAACGAAGATACAGTTTCTAACTGGCTTGACGATAACGCAGATTTGTTTGGAATTAATGTTCCTACTCAGTCTAATGCAGCCGATAACACATCTCTTGCGGCATTACGCCAGCAAGACATTGTTACTCAAGGTGCTATTACACCAGACCGTGAACAAGACTTTAACTCTAAGATTGAAAATGCTCAATCTGCTGATGAGTTAATTGCTCTTATTCAATCGCAAAAATAATTCTCATAGTCACTTGGAGGTGACAAACAATGGCAACAGTAAATTATACTACCACAGGTAGTTCCTCTCTTGGAGGTACCGCTGGTGCTGCTGGTTTGGTTCAAAAGGCGTATGACCGTCTTCTTGAATTCGCTCTCCGCTCTGAACCACTAATTCGTTCAGTCGCAGATAAGCGTCCAGCACGTCAAGCAATCCCAGGTTCAACAGTTGTTTTACAACGCTACGTTGACCTTTCAACAGCAACTTCTGCACTAACAGAGAACGACGATGTTGATGCAGTAGCAATGTCTACACCAACCTCAGTAACCATTACTCTTAATGAGTACGGTAACTCAGTGTTGGTAACACGTGCATTAGAGTTATTCTCTCTTGCAGATGTAGACCCAGCAATCGCTAACATTATTGCTTACAACCTAGCAGATTCTATTGACTCTATCGCAATGACAACATTGCGTGGTGGTTCAAACGTAATCTACTCAGGTTCAACAGCAACTTCAACTGCAACAATTACTGCAGCAGCAACTCTAAGTTCTGCTAACGTTTTAAGAGCAGTTGCTAAACTACGTGCTAACAAAGCAGTACCTCGTAAGGGTACAAATTTCTGGGCTGGTATCCACCCAGAGGTATCACACGATTTCCGTCTTGCTACTGACACAGGTAACTGGTTAGTACCAAACCAATATGGTGCTTCACAGGACCGTGTATGGGCTGGAGAAATCGGTGTATACGGCGGAGCATACTTCGTAGAGACTCCACGTATGTACAAGGCACAAGATGGTTCTGGTGGAACTGCTGCTAACAGCGTATACCGCACAATTATTTGCGGACAGCAAGCACTTGCTGAGGCTGTTGCTGAAGAGCCACATACAGTAATCGGACCAGTAGTTGACCGCTTGATGCGTCATCGCCCAATGGGTTGGTACGGCGTATTAGGATTTGCTCGCTACCGTGAAGAGGCTCTATTCAGAATCGAATCAGGTTCTTCAATCGCTTCTTAGTTGATTGACGGATTGGCATTGTTTATACGGCGAATACGTTGCAGTGCCAATCAGTAAGTTCATTAAGGAGAATCGTGGCAAATTACATATTTAGAACACCTAATGTTCAAGAGGGACCAGCGGGTAAGGCTAGGTTGTTTTATTTTTATAAACTAAACAAAGGTGTAAGTGTTGCCAAAAGTGGCGCTACTTATAGTTTAGTTAGATACCCCGTTGATGCAGACATAGCCACATATACTGAGTTCTATCGTGGTGGATATCAACACGTAGTTAATGATGCTACTAAGGCAGCATTAATTGCTGGTGGTATAGGAGTAACGGAAGCGAATTTTACAGCAATATGAGTTTACATCAGATAAGAGTGCACCCAGAATTTGTAGAGGGATGCTTTGGTTGCAAGATTGGTACTCTAGAACTAGCACCTGGAGATGCCAGAAAACAAATCGCCCAAAAGAAATGGGACGGAGAATTGGCTGCTTATCGGGCTGCTAGGGCCGAAGGTATCCAACCAGGAGGGACAACTTGGCGGCAGATTAATGCAGCACGGGAAGCCTCTGAGAAGTTAAATAAACCATACGATGCAAATACTATGCCAGCGGCTCAGAAGATAGACCAACGGGTAGCAAACACAATGCGAGAGGTAGGAATGTAATGCCAAAAGTAGGAAAGAAAAAGTTCCCATACACAGCCAAGGGAAAGGCTGCAGCCAAGGCTTATGCTAAGGGTGAGAAGATGGAATCCAAATCTGAAAAGATGATGGAAATAAAAAAGGGTATGAAAAAAGTAGTAAAGAAAAAGAAGA